TTTTATCAATAGGATTAAAATAACGTATGGATAATTCTTCACTTGCCCAATTGGTTATATCAGGACTACGGTCACAGTGTAACATAAACTTACGCTCTAGTAGTGAACGATAGACTATTTTAGACGGGTCGCCAACGTATTTTTTAGGGTTAGATGGGCGATATAAACCTTTATATGACTTCTTCATTTCGTTATAAATATTAACAATACAAGGGTATTTATCAATGTTTAAAAAGGCATCACAACACTTAAAAGGAATGGCAACTGGGTTTATTAATAACGCCATCACAGGTGGTATTAATAACTTTACATCAGGTTTCACAAATAAAATATCAGGTAATCAAGCAAAAGTTGCGGCTGAGTTATTAAAAAAATCACCATTAGAAGTAGGAGATAGTCCTTCGGAAAAAATATCCAGAGATCCCTTACAATTTAGTTATTTACAATATCCTGTAGATTTAAATACATCAGAACAAGGTCATTATATACTGTTTAGAGCTATTTCTAATGATTATAACAATTCTTTAGGTGATCTTGCGATTGCAGATAAGTTAGGGAATAACATTTCATCAAGTGCATTAGGTGATACAGATGACGGATCACCATCAGTTGTTGATTTTAGAGATTTACTATCTAAAAAAGGTCAAACAGTAAAACCTTTAAAGAAATCAAATTCCGTACTATCAGAGTTTCCTACACATAGTAGAACAACTGCGGCGATTGCATTGTATATGCCACCAGGTGTTTCTGTACAATACAAAATGTCATATGATGCCTCTCCTACAGATATGTCAGGACAAGTTGCAAAAGCTTTAGGTAAAGGTAAATCAGCGGATACTACATCAGACGCAGTTAAAGCGTATGTTCAAGGTATTACTGGAGGATTAGGTACTGCGGGTAAAAAAATCATAGATGATATAGGTCAAGGATTAAGTGCAGGTGAACCTGCAAAGTTGATTGGTAAGGCATTTGGTGTTGCAATGAATCCACACGAAGAACAATTTTTTGAAAAACCAAACTTTAGATCATTTAGTTATGATTTTGAATTTTGGCCTAGAAATGAAAGAGAAGCTAGAGAAGTAGAAAAGATAATATTTTTATTTAAATATCATATGCATCCGTCTGTTGATAAAGGTTCTGGAGGAAGACTATTTAAAGTACCATCAGAGTTTGAAATAGATTATTGTCATTTAGGTGCAAATAATAGTCACTTAAATAGAATATCAAGGTGTGTGTTAGAAGATATGCAAGTCACATATGGACCAGAAGAACAGTTTTCTGCGTTTAGACCAGATGAAAGAGGTGCGATGCCTGTAACACATAAACTTTCATTATCTTTCCAAGAAACAACTTATATCACAAAAGAACAAATTTACGAAGGATTTTAATCGTGTCATTTTTTACAAGATTTCCAAAGATAAGTTATGATATTAAAGGTAATGGTAATCAAAAACTTGTTACTGATATTTTAAGACGAGTTAAAATTAAAAACGCCATAAGAGATAACTCAGCACTTTTTGATAAATATGATGTTCAAAGTGGTGATACTCCTGAAACTGTTGCATACAAAGTCTATGGTGACGCAAAATATCATTGGATAATAATGTTGATGAATGATATAACAGATAGATATTATGACTGGCCTTTAAAAGACCAAGACTTTGAAACCTATGTAAGTGAAAAATACGACAATCCTGGCGCCATACATCATTATGAAATTACACAATCAAGTGGTTCACAAACAGGTAATGGACCAGATGATTACGAACACAAGATAGAAGTCAATAGTACAGAAGTCGGTGCGCAGTCAGTATCTAATTATGAATATGAAAGACGATTACAAGATCAAAAAAGACAAATTAAATTACTGGATCCCGCATATATACCAGAGTTTGAAAATGAGTTTAATAAATTGATACAATTAAGATAGGTTTTTGAAATGGCGACAATTGATAGTCCAAATGTAATATCCCAGGTAGGGAAGTATAATCTCACAAAAGTTAGAATTATATCATATCGAAAGAATGACGAGGAAGGTGTGATGTACGAGATGGATATTAAACCTATCGTAGAAACCATCGAACTCACAGAAGACATATTTACAGGTTTCATATCAGGTTCAGTTACAGTAAAAGACTCGCAAGATGTACGATCAGTATTACCTATCACAGGATTAGAACGATTAGAACTATCGTTTAATACTCCAGGGATGCCTGGGTATCACGCAGTTAGAGATGAAGGTCACCCATATTACATTTATAAGATAGATGGCGCAAGACAAGACCCGACTAATCCTAGAGCTCAACACTACATCATACACTTCTGTTCTGGTGAGATGTATTATAATTCATTTAATAGATTGTCCAGAGCGTACACAGGTCCTATTGAACAAGGTGTACAAAATATATTACATAGTAAAGATGGACTGAATAGTAATAAGAAGTTAGTATTTGAACCAACAAGAAGTAATACAAAATACGTCATACCAAATTTAAAACCATTTGACGCCATCAAATTAATGAGTAGAGATGCGATTTCATCATCATATGAAAATGCGGGTTATCTATTTTATGAAACAGGACAAACATTTGCTTTTCGTAGTGTAGAATCAATGTTAGGATTAGGTGGATCAATCGCCAGACCATCAGTGTTTAAATACAATTATCAAATTACACAGTTATCCAATAATGATGTACAAAATGATTTAAAGAACGTTAAACGTTATGAATTTAGAAGACCTGTTGATATACTCTATAATCTAAATGAAGGTATGTTCGCCAGTAAAATGATTACCAACGATCTCTATAACAAAACTATTAACGAATATGATTATGATTATCTGTCTAACTTTTCTAAACATTATCACACAGAACACGACACAGGTGACAAATCAAAGTTTAAAGGTGTATTACCAATCTCTAAATTTGATAATACTGGAAAAGACTTATCTCAACAATCTATGGCGAAGTTATTATCAGTGACAGATACATCTAACGTACATACAGGATACAGTTTTCCTGATCCAAGTATTACCTATCAAAATCGTATATCACAAAGACTACAGATGAGAAACGTCAATCTAAATTTACAAGTCTATGGAAACACACTATTACACGCCGGCGATGTCATAACGTTTGATATGCCTTTGTTACGACCACTTGGCGATCCTAAAAAGAGAAGTAAACCCAATCCATACTGGTCTGGACGATACCTAGTAATGGCGGTTAAACATATCATATCACAAGAAGACGAACAACACCTAATGAATTTAAGATGTATGAAAGACGCAGTAAGAATAGAGTTTGACGCAGAAACAGAACAATCTATGATTACCGATAGAACATATAGACAAAAACTCACAAATCTTTACGATTTAGACGAATTATTAATACAAGATGATTTACTACAAGGATTATAGAGGACTCTCGCTAGAATCGCGGCTAGAGCGTGTAGGAAGCTCGCTAACAGGTGGCGATGAGAGAATATATAACTTTGTGTAGAAAAGACAACATTTAACATATAAGAGGATATAATGAAAATTAAAGACGAAATTAAGACAATCATAGATGACTACTCACAAGCTAGGGACATATCCATGGACTATAATAAGTACGATGGTTTCTTCAAGGGACAAAGAGGAACAGAAACGCCATGGAACTTTGTAAAACACCCGTTTTTACTTAAAGTTAAGGGCCTTCTTGCGAGTATGAAAGTGATTAAGATAAGTAATAGTAGATGAGTGCCACCTTGCGTACACTGTTTTTAAATGGTAACTTATAGCGCATGGTGACCTTATTAAAACGAGAGGTTTAGGAAAATAAAAAAGATGAACGATCACAATTTTTTAGGAAAGAATAACTTTATCTGGTTCAATGGCGTTGTAGAGGATAGAATGGATCCGACATATACTGGACGAGTTAAAGTTAGATGTATTGGATTTCACACGGCGAGCAAGAGCAACCTGCCGACTTCTGATTTACCGTGGGCGCAGGTGGTTCTTTCTACTACAAGTCCAGGTATTACAGGACTAGGTCAATCGCCGTCGTTTCTTGTAGAAGGATCGTGGGTCTATGGATATTTTAGAGATGGCGAACGGTGCCAAGAGCCGGTTGTATTGGGTTCATTGCCAGGGCGCCCGAGCG